CTATAATTTTTCATCATTCTTATTAGTACAATAATTCTTTAATTCATCTAGATTATGCAATGCAACTTCATTATATTCTGATTCATGCTCCTCATGACTATATACATATTCAGTTACCACACTATAAGGAAATCCTCCTATTGTACCATTACTTGTAGAAAAAATTTCTATTATCGTATAACAAAGTTGCTCATAAAACTCTTCCAAATTAACTTTGCTTCCTAGGCTTTCAGGAGATTGGAATAGTGTATTAACAATTAGTTCTTTACTTGGCTTAGCTAACATTCCATATACGTTCTTTCGTATTTTTTTTAAAATATTGTTTTATTTCATTATTGGTGTATTCTAATTCTTTAACACCAGCATATATTTTATCTTTATACTCATGCCAAATACTTTGTTCATGCGTAAATTTTACTAAATCAAAGCCTGTATAATCTTTTAAAGCATTGACTACTTCTCCTATTACTTCTCTGTCTTCTTTTATAATCATTTCAGATGTATACTCTTCCTTAAAATAGTAACCTAGGAAATTTGCAACCTCATTTTCTTTTGGATCCCTTACAATAAATCCAATATCTTTTTTATCTATATTTGCTGCACCTTTATCTTTATACTCATGATAAACAGACGGGATGACTGGTCCATATCTCCATTTTTGAATATTTTCATCAAATAAAGGCTTCTCAGTATCAATCAAATACCTAGCTTGTAAATAATACATAATTTTTTGAAGTTTTAAATTGTTTATTTCAATGCCTTTTTGATCACACAAATCTATTATATAATCAGCTACATATATAGCTAAATAAGGTCTTTGATTATAAATACTTGTTTCATAATCAGTACCTCTTGATAACTTTTGAGTACTCATAAAATTTCCTCCTTTTATAGTTATCTCTTAATATATCATATTATCTTTGTCAAGATATTGACAAAGAATATAAATTATGTTACCTAAAATTTGATCTTATCACTTCTAGTTCTATCTTTATTATACTGAGATACCTTTACTAAAAATCCAAATATTATTTAAATTTAACCAAAATCCCACCTCATAAAGAGATGGGTTTTATTTTGTTGATAGCAGCCTTTGCCAGACTATATTAGTTTTTCTATTGCTAGCCAACGATTGTGAGGCACTGGGGTAAACAGCTTATAAAACGATCCTATAGAATAATCTCATATAAATAAAAAGGAGAAAGTAATTAACCTACCTCCTCTTTAATGTGCGCTTATGTCACTATGTTTCTAGGCGTTTTCATCCCGAATAAATTTTTCTATCTATATTTATTGTACAATCTACCTATCCATAAATCAAATGCTCTTTCCCATACATACTTAACCAAATAATCTCACTCAGAGATAAATTCACTCGTATAAATTACCCAGCAATAATTTTCTTTCAATTTTATAAAAACACGCAATTTTTCATACAAAAATGCAATAACCTGCTTTCTATTTATAAAAATGCGTATTTTTACAAATAGAAAACTTATGCTTTACGAGCAAATGTAGCATCTACCCAAACTTTATAACCGGCTACCATAACAGCAATTCCATTACTTGGTACATCATAATCAACAATATTCATTACATCTTGATCAAAGCGAAAGGTTTTCCCCTCAGTGGAACTATTAGGCGTGCCATCTGCCCAACTAATACCTGCCATAGGTACACCATTATTAAGCCATTCAGTGTCTGTTGTATGATTGGAAGGTGTAAGTCCACTTAATTCATTGCTAATCACTTGTAGTATGCCTTGAAAACGAGTATGGTCATCTACCTTAATTATTTTTTGATTCCAACGTACCTGTCCATACTTTCTCATATAATCTACATCATTTGCAGGTGGATTAGGTTTAGGTGATGTTGGTGTACCACCTCCATAGCGGTAAATATTGATTGTTGGTTTTCCATTATATCCCCAAATTGTATCATGATTGTTCACTGTAATTCCGTTATAGCCATAGTTACAATGAATGATGTTATCATTATCAACAAAGATGCCCGTATGACCAGCTGAGCCAGCTGTTGATCCTCTGTCACCCCAGATAAAAATATCCCCCCTATGAGTATCAAAATAGCCGTTGCTTGCTTTTAATTGTTGCCATCCATGTCTTTCAAGATCACCAAACAAACCTTCAGTATTTCCAATAATATTTTGTTCAGGCAAAAATCCACCAGCAATTAAGGAATAATACACTGAGCTAGAACAATCATAGGAATTAGGACCATAACGATTTTCCATACTATAGATGACTTTTAATTATTTTTATAATTGACATGTGACACACCAAGGATGGTTCCTAAAAATGTACCAAATGCCGCAATGATCGTTACTGCTAAACTTGCTTGTGACCAATTAAATGCTTGTCCAACAACACCAACAAAGGTGCCTAGTGCTGGGATCACCACAATAGCGATCCATTTTAAATAATCGAACGTTTTGTTATTCATTCTATTTCCTCCCTAAGTAAGTAGTAGCTAAATAAACAAAAATAGATACACCAATGCCAACAACTGTTCGCCAAGTCCATTTTTGATTTTCTTTCATTTCTTCAATATCTCTAGTATTTTCTTCTGATTTTGCTAATGCTGTCCTAGCATTTTCAGATACTGTATCTAAATTTTTCGTATTTTCTTCAATTCGCGCTAGGCGTTCAAGAATTTCATATTGCCATTTTTCCTCTGCTTCTGGCATTTTTATCACCAACTTCCTAAAATAAAAACCATCTAGCTTAGCTAAATGGTTTACCTGTAATCATTTTGTAGTCGTCTTGTGTAATCGTGCCTAGTTGTACATAGGTCTTAATATCTTCATCGGTATAGCAATTCCAATCGTAATATAATTTGATGTCTGTTGCCGTTGGAAAGTTAGTTTGCATGCTTATCGTCTCCTTTTTTTAGTTGCTCAATCTCTAACATTAATTTGGCTACCATTTTGTTGGATTGGTCTAACTGTTTTTGCATGTTTGTTGATTGTGTTTGTGTGTCGGTTAGTTGTTTCTGCATATTCGTTTGTGTTAAAACTAACTTAGCATTTTGCTGTTTTAATAAATCAACATCGTCAGGTGGTTGTGGTGTTGGCAATGGCGCATTATCAGCATCATGTATAAGATTTATACCATCCCAACGCCAATTGGTAAAATCTGTTGGCTCTTTGTCTACTGTTATTTTTATTAAATCTGGTTGCGCAATCAAAGAATAACCATCAAGGTAGCCTATCTGATTCTCGATCCATACATTCATAAATCTTTTTCCTCCTTTTTTAAATTGCATAAACTCTTGTTGTAACATAATGGCCATACTTTATCATGTTCGTCCGGTGCCCCTTGATAGTTTTATTAGTTACATAGAGACATTTGTTGTATCCCGTGCCATCTAGCACTTCCAAATGATGGACAAGCGTGATACCGTTAAAATCCCTGGCATGTGTTTTTGGGATAATCCCATAGTTAAAATCATACGATTGCGTTTTACCAGCAATACTATCATAGGGCTGATATAACACCAGCCATCCAATCGGGCAATTATCCAGCGTAATACTTGGCGTAATTATCTGTGTGTCAGATAAATACACAGCTCCAGCCCACACTTGATTGCCTCTATTAATGTTGCTAAATTTTGAATCTAATCCATCTAATTTTGTATCCAACCCATCTACAGCATTGACATTCGTTTTTGGGTAAAATGTATTACCGTTCTTGTTTGTTAACAATTTAGTATCCATTATTTATCAGCCTCCTTAACGTACACTGCACTATCAAGTACCCCATCTATCTCAGCCATTTTAGTTTTATAATCTACATTTTTAACAATATCTAAATCAGCAATCTGCGCTTTTAACTCATCTGTTTTTGTGATTAAATCTTTTAATGACTGTTGCTCAGCGGATATCGAGTCTGCGTAATCTTGGTTCACTTTTTTCAGATCATTTAAATATTTATTAAAGCTGTCTGTTAAGTCTTGTTTTGCACGGTCGTGCTCTTGCTGTAATTGTTGTACTAACAATTGATAGTCGGATACATAATCCTTGCTGTTAATGCCAAACTCAACCTTGTTATCCATGACATTAATTGTAAACTCCAGAGTGCTGTCTGTTTGATCGCCTCGCATCAATTTAAAAAAGGCTTGTTGGTAATTGCCTTTTACTGCAAAAACCTCTTCTGGCGGAATATATCTAAACACACCACTTTGAGGGTCTAAAACAAGACTGTTTCCTTTGTCTATAATATGATGACCATCTGCGGTCAGTCCCTCAAAAACTGGTGTCATACCGCTAATATTTTTATCAATCCCATTTTCTGTGACTTTAACTGTTATTGCTCGTAGTCCACCATCGCCAACTCTAGCAGTGATTAGTTGTTGTGAGGGTTGCTCTGTTTGATTTTTATTTAAGTCAAAATATAAATCATAGCCCATATTTTTTCACTTCCTTTGTGTTTATGTGATTAGTAGGTGGCACAATGATATGTTGTATTTGATATTGTATTTTTTCGTTGTACTTATTTATTTCCTCACCTGCATATTGTTTTACAAGCTTTTCCAGTTCTTTTTTGTTTACAAAATCATATTCCTCGTTGATCAAATGGAAATTGTTGTTTAACGTGTTCCTCATTTCTCTAGGACCAAGAGGCAAGTTTTCGTTTAATTTTGTCATTATTTTTCTTCCTCTTTAAGCTGATTTTCTATTTTTTCTAATCTATTTTTTATATCATCTAAATCCAATTTATCTAATTTTGCTTTGTCTTCTTTGCTTAATAATCCTTCTTTATCCTCAGTTGCTACATCATATGTTGGAGCAATTTTTGTAATCGTTTTTTCCGGCCCTTTTACACCCTCTGCAGTAGTAATAACCCAGTAAGGATCTCCTGTTTGCAATGAAAGAGAGGGTACATCTATTGGCGCAGTCAACTGGATTAATTTTTCCTTGACTACTTCTCCTGTTACATTTCCTTTTGCAGCCTTTTGGATATCTTTTTTAGTACTGTCTAATTCTGCATCCATTTGATTTAGATATTTTTTTGTTGAGTCTTTTGCCTTTTGTAACTGAGTCGTTATTTGTGCTAAACTTAACTGCTTATTGCCGAAAGTTAGTTTTTTACCCTGCTGCGGTTGTTGTGGGTAACTTGTTATCCCAATAATTTGTACTTCCATATCCACATCATGACGATCCCTCAAAAAGCCGTAATCCCCTACCTGATATTTTTTTGTTTGCCATGCATTTGCTTGATCAAAAGTACTACTCTCAACTGTATATTGCACCTTGGGATAATCTTGTATTTGGCTTTTTAAATAATTTAACAAACTTTTTTGATCTGTAAATCGATCATCTTGGATAAATTGAGCATCGATGATCCCAAAATCTTTGGCTTGAGGACTAGTATATTCAGCGCTTACTAAAGGCTTCCCTTTATCATCTTGTTTCCCACTGCCTTTAATATGGGTTGTAATCGTCGTATAATCTGTAGACTCAGAAATTTTAGCAATGGTTGCTCCATCAATAAATAAAAAGCGATTTTTTCGGCCAATAGTTTTATAAATATTAATATGATTATTAATAAAACGGAAATCAAAATTGGAATCTTTGGCTAATTGGCTCATTAACAATTCATCTGCATAACCATTTCCAAAGTCCTCCGAAAAAGCATAATGGGTGTATGAATCATACAGAGTATAAGTAAATCCTGTGCCCTTAAGTATGAAATTTAAACAAGATTCTAACGATTGACTACCTTTTAACACCTGATCTATATAATGTGCATGTAAATCACGGTCAATGGATAATGCAGTAATTGTCCGCTGCTTATACTTACCAATACTTGCACCGTTATTTGTACTAATTTTGTAATGATTGTTACTCTCAGGAACTGTTATTTTTGTACCTGGTACTAACAATTGATAAGCCAGTTTATTTTCTTTCCTGTCAAGCATCGTAAAATTTAATTGTCCAAATTCATTTAACGTTTCGACCTCTTCTACATTTTCGACGTAGGCAGGAGCTACAGTTCCTAGGATGTCTTCAAAAACAAGCATATATTTTCACCTCTAATAGTAAAACCTAGTTTCAAAAGAAATTGAAAAGTCTGTTGCTCCACTAATTTCGATTTGATTTTTCCCGATTGAATAATCTAGATAGCTATGATTACATTGCTCAAAAACCATCGTATTATTAACCACAGGCACCATACCATTAATAATCAACTGATCATTTTTTGTTAGTTTACGGTTAAGTGTCCATGTTTGATTTGTTGTATCATTTTTTATAGTCAATTGTTTTGAGACATTACCGATAAATTTAATGATTACTGGATGCTGCTCGCACAATAATGGAATAGCACCCAAATTGATAAAAGTGACTTTATTTTGATTTGTAAATGTGTACTGTGGAGGATCTGCTAAATTTACACCTAAGTCTAGTCCCCATGTATTACGATCAAATGTAAATGGATCTAAAGTAGTTTGTACTGTCTCTGCATAACCTGTAGCACAAACGAGATTTACACTTACATTATTTGCCAACCAATAATTAGCCATTCGTGGATAAGCAAAACTTTCTGCGACTACACGCCATCTTAGATAAGGAGTGCGAGTAGTATAAACATAAAATTCTTCGTGACTCCTAAAAATTTCCAAGACTTTTAATCGTTGCAACTCATAGTCATAGTTGTCTATGGCATATACATCAAATATCAATGGGATAGTGAGCCGTTGCACATGCATATCTGTCCACAGATTTTTGTAAGTTCCCAACGATTGGAAAGTGTGCTGTATATTAGGGCCTGGAGGATTAAAAGAAATAACCCTCATGCCTAATTGCTCAAGTGTATACGTTGTGCCATCCTGCCGCTCAATTACTACTGAATCTGCCATTAAATCCCAGCTCCTTTTGCTTGCTCTAGTATGATTTCGTGCTGTTGCATAGCTCTGTGTAATGGATACTGCGCCTTAAAAATTTCACCATTATCTAAGGCTATTTTAAAATGTATATCTCCATTATTTTGAGTAGACTGACCTACCATTTGAGTAGTCTGAGCGTAATTCGCTTGGTAAGGTACACCAACCGCTTGATATCTTGATTGTTGCGCTTGTGCTGCAAAGTGCATCATCTTACCACTAAAACTTGTTGGTGCTTCTTTCGCACGTGCTTGTATAGCTTCCACGATTAGGTGATCTGCTGTACCACGTTTAGGATTGATGGCCACTTCTGGCTCATTTTTTATCTCACCAAAGATACTTGGCCGATCTGCCCAACCGCCGTTAGCATATCCATGCCCTTGACCCAAAAAGCTTAAATCACTACCATAACGGGCTTTAGCATATTTTAATCCTTCTAATAAGCTATCATAGCCATTAAAAATATTGCCATGCCCAGGGAATTTGTACGCATTAAATGTGTTCCGCTTAGTCTGCATCAGTCCTAAAGCCGGACCACTTCCGTCTCCGTCTGGATCTGTACCAGGTTGCCGAGCATTTTCGTTGCCTCCGGATTCTGTTGCAATTTGTCGTAGTATTTTAGCAACCATTGCCTCACTAGTTGATAGTCCATTGGCTTTAAGTGCTTTTATCACTAAATCTTTCCAGCGTTGTACGCCTGAACCGGATGGAGCATTCATTTTTCCAACACCATCAAAGTCCAATAGTTTGTTACCAAATTTACTAATGACTTTTTTTATCCAATCCATTGTCCCATCTGCCATTGTCCTAACTCCGCCGATTGCAATATCTAAAACTGGATGAGTAGCTGAAAGTTTGACATGTTTAGCAATAGCTTTTTTTACAAATTTAATCGGATGAGCAACAGCAGTTGCAACATCCTCACCTATATCTTTTAGTCCATCCCATATACCGCCGAAAAAGTTACCAATCCCATTAGCATACATAGGTATACCTATCAATTGTGCAAAATTTTTTGTCTGTTGGTGATTAAGCACCTGAGTACCTGGTTCTGCATGCATAATAACATTTTTGCCATTTGGTATTTCCATTTTCCCGCTAGGATGCCTTATAAGCTCAGGACCTTCTCCGTCGTTTACCATCATTAAGCCACCACCATGAGTGCCACCAGTGGCAAACTGTGGCACCTTCCATTTTGGTAAGCGGACAGATTTAGGAGCATGTACTTTATCTAATACCCAATCGATACCACCAATAACGCCATTTACACCATCTCCAATTTTACCAATCATATAATTACCAATAGCCTTAGCTCCATCACCAACCCAATGAGCACCATTCTTTAGCGCATCTCCCATTTTCTTAGGTATACCAGTGACATAGCTTAGCATTTGATCCCATTTTTTTACGGTCCCATCTTTTAAACGATCCCACCATTTTATAACATCATCAAATAAATTTGCAACTACTTTTGTAACTTTATGCCATGTATCAGTTATAGGAGTGATAATCATAGGCCTAATCTTCTGCCAAATTTTACTAGTCTCTTGACACAGAGAATCAAAACGGTTCACTATACTATCCCATATGTTTTTGGCAAGAGAGATAACTTTGTTCTTTGCATCATTTATTGGATTAATAATGTAACGTTTTAAGGTATCAAAAACCTTTTTTGTTGCTTTACTTAATACATTAAAAATGTCGATGGTTCTATTTTTTAACCAATCTATTGCATCGCGAGCTTTATTCGTAGCCGACTTTATTGGATCTACTATATACTTCCCAAAAACATTTAGAGCCTTTTGCGTGATTTTATTTAAATTATTCCACACGCCTTGTATTACTCCGACTAACTTACCAATGATATCTCCAACAGTGTTAACTGCTTTAGATATATAAGGCTGTACCCATTTCCAAAGCTTCCTGATTCCTTTTTCTATTTGCTGCCCAAGCAAACGAATGGGTCCCCATATTAGCCAAAAACCGACCTCTAGTATTAAACCTACATCTTTGCAAATTTTTTGTATTACTTTAATAATTGGCTTCGAAAATTCTTGAATTCCTTTAACAATTGGTGCTAGAAGGCTATTAATATCTTTAGATATAGTTCTTTTGACGTTACCTATCCATTCAGTAATATTAGTCCATCCAGACTTTAAGCCATCTATAATGCTTTTAATAATATCATTAGCCCATTTTCTAAACCCAGAATTATTTTTATAAAGTAGTGCAACTATGCCTGCAATAGGGTTAACAAATAACATTCCAATCTCTTTCCAATTATTTTTTACCCAATCAAGTGCTTTTTTAGCATCCTAGATTATGGTACCACTAAAATTTTTAATACTTTTAACCACTTGGTCAACAGCGTCACGAAATGGTTTAATATGTTTATATGCCTCGTAAAAAGCAACTCCAATACCAATAATAATACCTGCAATTAAAAGTATAGGATTATCGACTAAAACACCTCCTAAGATTTTAAAAGCTGTTAACAACTTACCACTTATAGCTTTTGCTGCAACAATTGCACCATCCTTTAGTTTACCAAAAGCTTTACCAAGCAACCCAAGCTGTCCAGCCTCATTAGGCAATAATCCTAAATTTTTACCAACATCTTTTAAGGCACCAGCAAAATCAGATGCTTTTTTTATTGCAAATAGATCCAGCAAGACTTTAGCTAATGCTTGTATTGCTCCTGCGTGACTAGATATCTCACTCAAAATTTTGTCCACATTTTTTAGCGGATCTTGACTTTTACCTGCATTACCGGATAATTGACCAAAAACTCCAGCGATATCACCAACAATATCTTTAATCGTTGACCAAACGGTACTTGCAAATATACCGATAATCGTTTTAATATTACCTATGATATCTAAAATTGTTTTCTTATGTTTATCCAAATAGTCCATAATTTTAGTTACCCAGTCTAGGATACCAGTAAAAGCAGTAGATAAGGCTGTGGCATAAATTGTTATCTGCTTATCACTTAAGAGATTTTCTAAGGATTTAGACATACGCTTACTAGAGTTAAAGGTTGTAGTCTCAGCTTCGCCCCACAATTGTTGCCAGCGTTTTGAGATATACATACCCATGCCTTGCATAGATATCATGGCTTCTTTAGTACCATCTTTATATTTGTTGCCTAAGTAATCCATAGCCTTACCGAAATCGGCACTTGTTAATTTTCCTTTAGCTGACAACTGATACAATTGCTCCATCGTTTTCCCGGTAACTTTTTGTAAAGCTTCACCAAACATAGGAAATCGATTAATCATCATATAAATATCTTGAGCACCAGCCTTACCACTTGCCATAACTTTAGAAAATGTTTCCCCTGCTTCAGCTACTCGATCATCTGTCATATGTAAAGTAGATCCTAAAGCAACTAAACTCGTTGTCCATCTTTTCGTTTCTTCAGCGTTACCGTGTACATGGTAAAAGGATTGTGCCATCCTATCAACAGAATCTGATGCATAAATACTATGATTGGATACATCATTAATAAAACCGACTAGCTGTTTACCATCTTTAGGCGTTTCTTCCGTCAATGATTTCCAAACTGTTTTCATGGTATCTTGTTCTTTGTTGTATTCCATTCCAGCGGCGTCTGCATTTTTCAATCCACCAACAAGGCTTTGCACTCCCATGGTAATTAGTCCACCAGCAAACGTTCCAGCTATAATGTCTTTTAGATTAGTAAAATGTCCTTTAGTTTCGTTTGCTTCTTTGGATACCCTTTTTGTCGCTTCTTCAACATTCTTGGTATCTGCTTCAAGCTTTATTTTCTTCTCTTTAGGCAAACTTGCTAAAAGTTCCTTGAAGTCAATAAATTCGCCTTTTTCTAATTTGGCTTTCAGTTCTACTTTCTTTTCGTGAGGTAGTTCTTTCAAGATAGTTTCAAATTGATGGACGCCCTGTTTTTCCGCTAAAGCGACTAATTTAGTTTTTTTATCCTTGGAAAACTCAACAAATTTTTCTTGTTCCTTAGTTAATTTTTCGTCAACATTCCTGGTATCTGCTTCAAACTTTGCTTTCGATGGCTTAGCAAATGTATCATCTACTTGTTCTTTCGTTTCATGGGCTTCTTGTTTTAGTCCTTTCGCTTGTTGCTCGAAGGCTTCATCCATTTTATCAGCCGTTTGTAAGCCAAGTTTTTTTAGCAAATCATTAATTAATTGGATATCAGATAAAAAAGCTTCTTTACCATTTAATAATAAGTCAATTTGTATAACACTATCTGCTGCCATCTATTCACCTTCTTTCGCTTTCACGGAAACTAAATCAAACATGTTCCCCATTTGTTGGTTTAGATTGGCTGTAGTAATCTTTTCATCCAGTGCATAATATTGTTGTGCTTGAATTAATTCTGTTAGATCTTCTCCTTCATAATCTGCCGGGTTTGCCTTACGTATCTTTATAATTCGTTTAAAATATGATTCCTCAGACAAACCATCTAATAGTGCTGAAAATTTCAGATAATGTAGTTTTCCTCTTTCTTTGACTAGATCTATCTTATATTCTTTATAAAAGGATGCATAAATAGCTTCTGCATCTTTAGAATAGGAAAAAAAACGTGTTTTATCTACCGGCGTTTGCTTATAAACAGTATTTTCTTCCATTTGCCCGTATGTGGGTTCTAACACATAATCCATTGTCTGTTGCAAAATTTCTGCTTTTTCTTCTAAAGTAAACAACGCCGCTGATTGCACGACGTTGTCAAATCCTTGTTGAATTTTTTCCCCTTCTGTCAGGTCGCTGTCGAGCAAATCAAACCATAATAAAACAACATCAAAAGATAAGTCTAAAGTAAGTCGATGTCCTTTGTAAATTAATTCATCATGCAAAGGCTCAGTTAACGATAACATGATTTATCACCGGCTTTTTTGGTATTTCTTTCGTTTGTTTTCTCTATTTTCTTTCTTAGCTACATCCATTTCTTGTTCGACGAGCTTGCATAACTGCAAGCATAGCTTGTGTGCTTTTATGGTAATAGTTATAGAGCTATCTGCCTGTACCCTCTCCACAAAGGGAGTCGAAAAATTTCCAAGTAACATCACGCAGTGACTCTGTCATTTCTTCAATCACTGCCTTACTTTCTTTATAGATGTCTAGTTCTTTTCCTGTTTTTTCTAGTTCTTCGAGAGCTTCTACTTTTTTATTTAAGTCATACTGGATAGATGCAGCAGCAGCAGTAGATTCAGTCACAAAGCTCACCATATCATCATTTATCATCACATGGCGTTCTTTCCCGCCAATAACAAACACTTTCTCTGTAGTAATACGTTGGTCTAAATTAATAACACTCATCTTTTAATAACTCCTTTATTTAGTTTGTGTCACAGTTACATCAATAACACTGTTATCGCTTAAGGTCATTTTACCGCCAGTTATTTTACCAGCAGTATCTTCTGTTAGCTCTAATGCCTTAACGCTTAATCCATCTACACCCTTTGCTCCTGTTTCACCTGTATCTCCTTTAGGTCCTTGTGGACCAGCTGGGATACTACTAATTTTTTCATCCGTTGCTACAACATCATCAATGATATTATTGACATGTTCTGCTTTGATTTCATCTCCTGCATTTACCTTTACAGCTTTTATGGTAACCCCTCCTAGTTATTTCCATATGTTTCTTGTGTGTTGTATTTTATATCTGGATTGTCATATTGCACGTTGTCTTTATTTTTCAATACTTTCGGTTGTCTATTTACTTCTAGTTGGAATGAAAAAGTAGGTAAAGCATTGGCATTTCCGCCAAATGGTAAAATCGTAGTTAATGTTGCCTTAGCTACAATAGATGTACCTTCCAAGCTGTCCCATTTAATTAGAGTATCTACCGCGTCCCCAATATCCCAAAATTTAGATGCAATATAATCTTGCGCTGGATCACCAATTACACGATTTCCACTGACGGAAAAAGTAACTTTTTTACCAGTAACAAGAGTGGTGGTTAATCCTTGATCAGACCAGTAAGAATTAGATGTTTGTGTATCTCCCGCTGCAGGAGTAATTGAGCTGATCCCTTCCCACAGTTTTGCCCATTGAGCTTTTTCTATATCATCTAAAGTTTTATTTCCCAATACATCAATGCTAATAGTTGTTTCATAGTTCATCGGTTTTTTTAATTGTGTCATTGTCTTTTGCTCCTTTGTAAATAAGTAATTTTTATGTTTAGTAAATAGGTACTATACCCTTGTATATCCTGTTCTGATACAAATGGCGTACCTGTTAGTTCAATTGTCTCCACTTGGAAACTATCATCAGCTGAAATCAACATATGATTATCCTGTATAATATCTATCTGATTAGCAATTTCCCATAGGACTTGATCTGCTAGTTTTTGATCTTTCGTGCAAAAGCCAACTTCAAAAATACCTTCTCGCTCTTTATTTCCTGCCCAGTCTTCATTGATTGTCCGACCACCAGGCAAGGAATAAAGGCATAATATTTCTTTTTTTGTTAGAAATCCGATTTTACATTCTAATGGTAATCCATCCGTTGCATTAATTGCTTCCACTAAGCGTTCTGTCAAATCCATTACCAATTCCCACCTTTCAGAAAAGCTTGCTTCCATGCCCTTATGTGATTAGCCTTCGCTTTTAAGTCCCAGCGCTTTCCTGTTCCTGGCGTCGTATAGTTTGTAAAATGGACTTCTTTGCCATTTTTTGTTGTAAATCCACCATAAAACTGAGCTTTTGCGTAAGACAATGGATAGTAAATACTCATATCTTGCGCATAAGAATCATCTCTTAAGTGTCCTTCTTTTTTTGGCACATATAAATTCATGTCTGCGTGCACTTGATTAATCAACGCAAATTCAGAGCGATTCATATTTTTCATCATTGCTATCTGTTGGACTTCTTTTGTATCTACATGGATTTTCACACCCATTTATAGCACCTCCAGTTCATAGGAATACAGCTCATTGGAAAATGGATCACTATTATCAACAATTGTTTTAATCACATATTCACTATCCTCAAAAGTGATTAGAGATCCCATAGAATCCTTTGTAAAAACACAATCAGGTGTAGATATGCCAGCAAAAAAATAAATCACTGCATTTGCAATGATTTGGCGATCGTTATTATTACCAGAATAAATGGTTTGTGGTTGTACAATGACATTTTGTATTGTTATAGACGCTTCAAAGGTTGGCCGGTTCCATTCGTCAGTGTCTGGCTTAATTTTTTTAAGCGTGACTGTCTGATTGCAAAACGCACGTGACACCCTAGGGATCATTTGCTGCCAACTCCTCTATATAGCAAACCTGTACGAGATAGCAAGCGATAAGCTTCTACGCAAACCATTGTACTACCAACCGTACTAGACACAGAGTTCGGCAATTCCAAATGTGTCCCCCCAATACTAATAGATGTAGGTGCTTGTGATATTGCTTCTTGGATAGATACACCAGCCAAATGTAAATAGTCACATTGCACAGCCATTGCTTCTTTAAATTACTTTTTCCGATATAGAAAAGTATCTTCATTTAATTCATGGACTGTGTAAAAATCAGTAGTAATCATATCTAGGTAGCGCTCTGCATAAGCTTCTACTGCGCTAAAACTACTTTCATCCAGCTTTGAAAAGCCTAATTGTTTATATTCTTCATATGTTAGATACATCTTCTCACGACCTAACTATATATATTCTTATTTGTATAAGTCGCGCCCGAGTCATAACGGGCGATCTTAGGGTTTAGGTTTAGGTGCAGGTGTTGTAGCACTATAAATAGCTTTTTTAGCATTCTCAAATACGACAATATCATAGTAAGATAGCCCTTTAATAGTGGTTCGGTAGCCGTTTCTGTCTGTGTCATCTGTGATTACGTCAATTGTGTTGTATTTTGTGATTGGGGCAACAGCAGACAAAGGCAGCAAAAAGAAATTCACTGTGTCTGGAATTGATATTCCTTGAATACGATCTTTCGATACAGTTAAAATAGGGACCCCACCATCTAACTGTGCAACTCGTCGATCAATGCCATTGATTTGCATTTGATTTGTGGTAAATGTTTTGCTGACACCATCCGCATTTTTCAATGCCTTGTAATAGGCAGCAGAAGCAAACATGACAAATCCTCCTGGGACTTCATTATCTAGCATATATTCTTCCGCATCATCATAAGCGGATAAAGCATTCTTAGCATCAATAGTATCTGTTACTTTTTTCCCTGCATTTTCAAATATTTTTTGTGCCATATATTTATCTTTGTGTGGTATAGTAATTAATCTTTGATGTTCTTCGACTAAATTTTGTCCAGTATAAGCGCCATTTTCTGACATATCTAGTTTGTCTAGATCATAGCCAATCCAATCTTCTTGTTTTAATTCATAAGGTGTTTTATCAATACTAATATTTTTGCGCTCGTTGTCTTCATTGCGCTTGTAAGTAACAGCATCTGCAAAGCCACTCATTTTGTTTACACGCACTGTTTTAACGCCATCAAAATCAGCTGCGGATATAGATTTGGCTCCTCCTTGTAATGGTTGCCACAGTTGAGAGTCAGCAGCAAATTCTTCATCAATCGTTTGTAAATCTTTTTGATCTAATACAATCATTGTAATTCCTCCTAATTTCTGCCCGCCATACGTTGGGCAATTCTTTGTGTCATAGTTAATTCATTGCCATCACTTGTTCCACTGGGATTTCCTTCAAATAACACTTGTTTCGTAGGTTCAGGCTTTTCTTCCTGATCAAATAAGTAAGCATCTGTTTCTTTGATTTTTTCCAGCTGATCGTCTAATCCTTCAAGCCCATTTCCCGACAATTGAACTTTTTATAAGTCAACTAATGCCTTAATTGCTTTAGTATTTTTAGCTTTGTTTTCTTTTAAAGCCATTTCAATAGCTGATTCTTTACGATCTTGTTCACGTTGCTGGTTTAATTCTTCTATCTGATTTTTGTAAGAAGAGATTTTGTCTTGAAGTCCTTGACTATCCTTGCTAGATTTCTTAAGATCGTCTACGAGAGTATTAGCAGCAGTTAAATCATTTTGCAACTCTGTTTTTTGTTGTTTTAACTTCTCATAGCGTTCATCTAACTTTTCTTCACTAGCCAGAAAAAACTTATTTTCAGCCATTCCATCAATAACTGCAATTGCTTGTTCATCTGATATTCCTTGTTCTAACAAAAATGCTTTAAAATCCATGGTTGATTCCTCCTCTATACGCTTTTTACGTGGTTGCCTCACATAGACAAACAGTTTTACGCCATGTTCAGGGCAAAATAAAAAGCACTAGTAATTTTGCTAATGCTTTTTCAGCTTGATTGTATTTTTTCTCGATTGTAATCGCGATTCAAGAACTCATGACTACTAATCAATTCACGTAAAGTTTTTTGCTTAGCCAAAATAACAGCTTTACATTTGCTTTGCATAATTTCATCGTCTAACTCTTGAGCTGCTAGCAATCTTTTCTTCCTGTATCGTATATCTCGTTCAAGTTTCCTCTGTTGCTGTTGTATTTCACCATTTTTAATTGCTTCTTTTGGATCAATTTTCGACTCATTATTTGTATTTGCACCAGGTAAAGATGGGTAAAGAATATTCTTGCAATTAATCCCCTGTGTGCCGTCTGGTTCGCCGTATCCGTGATTATAAATGCTGTCATAATGATCATTGGCTCGCTCATCATTCATAGGTACGACATTGACTATTTGCCCTTGAATGTAAGCACAAGCTTTTCTAGCACAAGCATGGCTGCTCATTCTAGCTGTCACACAATCAAAGTCACTCATCCGTTTCAACCTTAAGTCGTTGTAAGTCCTGTGGCTCGTTGTATTAATCACCATGCGGGTGTATGCTTCCATGCTCCACTCGTGCCCTGCACGATCGATAAAAGCGGAATTAATTCCATTATCTACCCATTTATAGACGTTGTCTCTGATTGCTTTTTCATGCGTTTTAAGTCCGCTTAACACTTCTAAAGTGCTCTTTTTAACGATCTCTTGAAAGACTCTTGAAGCACGATTTTCACCATAATTTGTTGTGATGAGTGTTTGATTGACATTATTATTCAAGTCTAAGAACGTTTGATTGACTAAGGAATCCAGCATGTTTTCAATTTCTTTTGTCACAGGTACTTCTTTGTGCATTATTTTTTCTAGTTGTTGGTCGACTTGATTAACAATTGTATAGCCGTGACTCTGGATAAGTTGTTCAATTTCCTTTTGGCTCTTTTTGGTTTAATTTGCCAACAATTCAATGACTTGATTATTCAGCATGCCCATTTTTTTAAGCTGTTCTACCTGCCAAAGCAAGACATTTTCTTGATTAACTTCGGAATATCCAGAATTATTTAGCACTTGAATAATTCGCTTAAAAATAGAATCTTCCAGAGCTGAATAAATATTACTAATCTTATCTGCTTGATTTTGCATATCTTCTGGAGTCAGCATGATCAATCACCACTTGACAGTAGCGCATCTTCTCGTTGGTTTGATGGCGTTTTTTCTTCTTGCTGCTCTTCTTTTAGAGCGGTCAACCATTCTTCCGCTGATTCATCAGACAAACCGAAATTGCGCTTCAGGAATTCTTTTTTAGGCATCATACCCGCTAAGGATACTTTCAAATCTTCATCCAACTGTTTATTCTTATCAACAAAAAGGCCATCGTTAAAATGAACAGATACTTGGTAAGTACCATCAACCAGCTCAAACGATGGCTGTTTATCTGGAAATAGATCTTTATACCCTGCAAGCTCAAATATCGCATGTATTAATTCATCCAATGCTTTTTCGAGCATTGTTAGATAGCTGGAGCGTGTTTGATAAGTCATTGAATTATCCGAAACAACTTCCGTTGCCGTTTTAAGCCCATCATCTGCATAACTCATAGATCCCGTTGACATGCCAATTTGGACTTCAAACTCTTTTATCCAATGATCAATGGCGTCTTTATACTGTACGGTCCGGATAGCTGTCGTAACATCCTTTATCCCGATTGTCTGGGAGGAATCGCCATACATACCCATCAATACATTTTGGGCAGTGTCAAACAACATTGGACGTGCAGGATCATTTTCATTCACTCGGAGCCATTCAGCCGGGACTATCACTCTACGTTGTCCCATTTGTATTTCCCATGAAAATTGATCATGTGTCAGATTAATCTGATCAAGGATTTCTCGTGAATTATCAACAATTCCCATGCCTAATGGGCTTTCTAGTGATTTGTTGTTTGCCCCTGGCGTCCGAAAGTAAGTAAATAGTGGTCGCTGTAATCCAGTTAACTTGACAGTATCAGCTAAATCATCATAGATTTCAGCCAATGGAACTCTTTTCCCGACTGTTTCAGGGCTTTCTGACTTGTACAGCTCATTTTCTATAATATACGCATTATTTTCCCATTCATGAAATTCGAGTAGTGTATAATAATATTGCTTATTTCCTATAGTTATTGTTTTTTTCGTTGCAATGGCGCACTCAGAAATTTCATTTGTATTAGATTGTAGCGGATAAAACTGATCAGCTCTTATCCAAGATATTTTTATTTTGCCTTTTGCATCTATATAAGGTCGCATTGCAAAGCCACCAAGAGCAATTCCTTTTTCTAGGTTCAGTTCAAGTAAATTGAAAAAGTTGTTGTCTATCAACACAGATTGCAAAAACTCATTAGCTTTTGCCAATGTCTCTTTGTCTATCGATTGCTCTTCGGCAACATCTAAAACCACTTCACATTTTTCGTTAAAGATAATACTTGCTAAGCGTCGAGCAGCTGTTTTGGTTAAGTTTAAGGGGTTAAACGATCGCCTTTTATCCTGCCCATAGCTATTTTTATATTGGACATCTGGGTAAATATTTGCATAGTACTTCATGTTTTCGTTGATTCTTATATATTCTTGTGTATCGATCCCAATTTTAGGATGATCGGTTATTTTTGCTAGTTCTAGAGTTTCTTGCATATTTATATCGCCTGCCTTCGAAAGCCATTGCTTAATTGTTTGCCAAAGAGGCATATTTTTCACCTACCATCTACCATTTAAGCCCTAAGTCTCTCAAATTATCCATCACAAAATATTGAAATTGGTCGCATGTATGATCGTCTACTTTGATTACTTTCGGGTCATCTGATTGTATAGTTTTTTCGTCCCATTGATACGTTTTGTGTTCCTCAACAAATATTTTATTTGAGTCCAAATCTAAATAAAAAAAACGTCCTTGGCCGAGGAGACTTTGCATGTGATCAATCATCGTTGATTTTTTACTTTTATTTACCGGGTGCCACCATAGTGCGTAATCATTATAATATTGATTCCTCAGAGCTCCCTCTGCACTATCCATTGTAAAGCGATAACCGTATCTATCGTACTGTCCTTGTAGGCGTTCCACAAAATCATGTATATCTTTCGACAGTTCACTAGGTGGTTTTTTGTTTGTTTTACCATCCGGACTATAATAATACGTATCTAACAAGATCACATTTTTTTCCGAGTAATAGCATAACAACTACAGGTTGTCGCCGATACCTGGTGCCCGGTATCCATTGCAAAATAAATATTCACAATATAATCATCGTTTTGGATTGATGATATCGGATGGAAATGAGCCAGGTTATAAACATTTGTTCCTAATCCTATTACTTCACCCATATAAAGCCATTTATAATAATCTTCATCATTTGCTCTATAGTTTTCTATCAATTTTAATTGTTGTTCATCATTGATCCCTAATTCATCATCTAAATAGGTAGAATGATCAATAAAAAAACTACTATCTTCTTTTTTATTTTCTACCCATTCATTTACCCAATCATAAGGATTTCTTGGCGGATTGTAAGAATGAAATATTTTTACCTCATCATATTTTCCTTTACGTTTCTTCACCTTTTTAGGTTTTTGCCGGATAAATGTAGGATAAATTTGGTCTAAGTCCTAAGCACTCTTAAATTCTGCTACTTCTTCAAACCAAATAGCAATTACATTTCCCACAATGTTGGATTTTAATTTAAGCGGATCATCTGCTCCATAAAAGTAAAAGGTTGTACCAGTGATTTTATGCACAATTTTCATTGGATTTACTCTAAATTCAAATTCTTCTGCTACATCTAATACGTTAAGCGCCCAACTAATTTGCTGATAACAAGAATCCCTTAAATAAGCAGCATTTTTTCTCAAACAAATGATGCTTACCCGTTCTCTGTCTTGTATATAAGGTTTTAACATTGCTACAAGTTTTAAACTAATGGTCGATGATTTAAATGAGCCGCTACCACCTTTACAAATGATGTAAGGCTTGTCCGTTAGTCACATTTTATAAAAATGGGGATTAATCAATCCAGTCATTTTCATTTTCATTGGTCTCCCCCTATATCATCATCAAATGCTGAATTTATCTTATCCTCACCAACAGATAATTTTTGGGCCTCATTTTTAGCAATAGATGCTTCTGCAACTGTTTTATCAATTTGAGCACGTAAAAGAGGACTCGTATATTTAAAATATAAGTCTAATGCTTTAATTCTACTTTCCAAATCTGGAGTATAACTATAGGTCATATCTTTCACTAATTTATTATTTTTTAAATGATCTATTTGTTTACTACGTGCTTCCATAGTCTTACCTTGCAATATATCGATTAAAGCATTCAACGCGTCTTCGACACCAAATTGTCGCTTTTTCTCAATTGGTTTCATCTTACTATTTATATATTTAATAATCTTAGGTTTTTTAAGGTTTTCAAACCCTATAACTGCAGCTGTTTTTTTGCTATATCCTGCTTTGATGGCAGCTTGTGTAACATTACCACCATTCATAATATATTCATCTGCAAATGCTTGTTGTTTTGGTGTTAAGTCTTCCACAAACTGACCACCGCCTTTCTTTTAGAAATAAAAAAGCCTAGCATTTGCTAAGGCTTATATTGTTATACACAAAATAAAAATCACCCAATAAATAATATATTTGAATTTCTTTATTTGCATGCTATAATAAATAAAAAGGACGTGCTGGAAACACGCCCTTGTAGAACCGTTAAAAAGACGGTGGCTCGTTAAATGTTTAAAAATAACTATCTAACTCGCTAAAGTTATAAGATGGTTATTTTTTTGGTCTTTTTTCGTCAATAATCAGCAACACTAATGTTGCAAAAGCAATCATTAGTGATAATGCTTCATATACTGACAACTGTTAATCCTTTCTAGGGGTAACTTCTATAACCATAGGCATCACCCCTTTATTCAAGAGACTAGCCACCATCTTTTCACTTTTCTACATAAATATTATACAATAAGATTTGTAATCATACTACCTCAATTTTTGCTTAAAGTTTTTATCGTAATACATTTTCAAATCATCAACATTCTTTTTCCAGGCTAATTGTTTTTCTTCTCTTACCTTTAAGCCTAATTCATATAAATTTTGAAAGTCTATCAAAACATTATCACTATTAAAAATTATAGTATCGTCTTTTTCTTTAAACCCACTTGAAATGTATTTTTCATATTCTTTATGATCTGCTGAAAAAAGTCACGTGCATCCATTTTAAATAGTTCGATTACTTTAGCTTTGCTTTTTAGCAAAAGATAAGAAATTTCTTCATCCTCTTCATTCAAGACTTTCTTTAATTCAATTGCTTCGTTCACAAAATTAGCTGCATCTCTCCACGGAATATTTAATAGCCACCCATTTGTTTGAAGATCGACTAAATTGAATGCCAAGAACGCTTTAATAGTCTTAGAAAAAGTGGTTGCATTTACTTCAACCTCATCCGCAGTTTTTTTAGTTTCTTCATACATCCTATTCATTTCTATTTTCTTTTTATTCCAATCAAAAGAAAGATTTGTAATAGTCGACATGTTAATAGTCCAAATTAAGAATATGACTGTTGCTATCCCTGCTAATAATGGGATATTATAATCTTTTTGCCAAATCATAATTGCTATTAAACAAATCCATATAAGACTTAAACTAATTTTTTTAAATATTAATTTCAAAATCATCACCCCAAATACATACTATCATTTTCTATAAGGAAGTGATAGGAATAATCGTAGAGCTAATTTTAAGCAAATTTTCTGTTTATTAGTTAACTCTTCTTGCAATTTTTTCATATCAAGTCGCCTTTCTTTCTACTTTTGTACACTATCATAATAACTTATTCGGCGAATTTAACAGATATATTTTATATATAAAAAGACCGCCGAAGCGATCTAGATTAATAATTGCATAGTATTTCCTGTTTATATACTATCTGATATTACTAATTTACCATATTGACAAGGTGATTTGGCGACAATACTATGCCATCTATATTTCAAGCCCTAGTTCACTTGCTATTTCTTTGAAAAAGTTGGTTCTCAATCTTTGAGCAGTACGCTTGCTACAAAAAATTAATTGATTTTGCACTAACCCTTCTAAAGTATATTGCTGTCTCTTCTTCATATATAATTCTTTTATGATTATTTGAGTGTCTTTACAAGAATTATCTAATGTATCATCTATAACTTTTTTATTTCGTTCCAATTGTGCTAAGCGTTTGTCTTGTTCAATGGTAATCATCAATCTTTCAGTAGGCGCTGATACAGTGCCTTTACCTTGTATATCTCTATTAAGGTCACTTTCTTTATATGGATATCTTAATTCTTCTTCCCGTTTTTTTATATACTCATCTGTTTTGTAGTAATCTGCTAGAATATCTTTGATGTAATTAAATGTTGACGTTCTCAATTACGCACCCTCCTCATTCTACTCTCTCGTAAGTCGCCTCGAATATATCTGGTTTGCATGGATAAAACTCATCTTGCACCCCTTTTATGATATAGTCACCAACGCTAGCTGTCATGGTGCCTTCTAATGTTTTAATTTCAAGATATATAGTCTTTCCCACAAATTGAGAAACTAATTTAATTTCTTCAGGATATTTTCTCACCCAACTTTGGCTATCTTTTAAAGCCTGTCTTGTAAATTCCCATGCTTCTATTACTACTGGTTTCTTTCTATATTTCATTTTCTTCCTCTTCCTCTTCCTTTCTTTCATTCAAGCAGTCAACATAGTCTTTTGCTAAAGCTCTAGCAATAGCCTCTAAGCAAAATGTATCGAAATCCTTATCGGATAGCGTTCTCCTTATTGCTTTTGATAATTCTTCAGTAACTTCTTTAGCTATTTCTGTCCGACTTGCTACAATATCTAGGTTGTTTACCGTTTGTTTTACTAACTCATCTACATTAACCTTTATACTCTTCTCTTTCGGTTCAGCTACCCTAATCGTATGAACGCCACCATAACTACGATATCCAGTAATAATCACATCTTCTCCGCTTACCTCATAAGAATCAAATTCCCCCCACAGCTTGTTTTGCATAATTAATCTGCCTTTACTCATCTATTCATTCTCCTCGGTAAAGTTAATAAGCAAAATATTGTTTACTGGAATCATTGTTCCCCTTGGAAATTCACCAACTGTTATCCAATATTTTTCTTTCTTTACATAATTTTCTATCCACAAATTTGCTTCTTTGGTATCACATATAATACCAGTAACATATCCACCATTTTTTAAAGTAACAGTTATTTTCACTCCCATTTTTATATGTCCTTCTCTTTAAATTTTATAGGTATACCAATTTATTAAAATTGATAAAATCCTTGTGGAGAGAATTCGTTTTCTCCCCACAAGTTCATAACTAGGCTAAGATAGTGATTCTTCTCGATTCGATTTCTTTTGCTAGTTCTTCTTTGAGGTATTCTCGGATATTGACAATCGCTTCATTTCTCCAAGCACCTCCATCAGCTTCGAAAATTGCTCCTCTAGGTCCATTGGTCATTCTAAAAATAAATTGGCTTTCTGGTTGTTCTACTTCTAAAAATGTGCGGTAAGGTGCTAATGTAACAGGATTAGGAACTTTCACATCTGCTTTTGTGGCAACACCTTGGTTAATTGTTACTGCTTGGATAACTCCGTCATATCCTGTATTTTTAACGTCTTTTTCTGAGACATTTCCGACTACTTGTAACAAAATATGACGATCATTATTTGGCACAAATTTAGATTGCAATGCTATGTTAAATGTCTCCATGCCCATAAAGCTATTAAACTCAAAGCCAGGTATAATTGCTTGTGCTATAGCTAATATCTCGCGGCTACCGTCAGTGTTTATTAATCCTTTTAAAAATACTTGTGCTTCATTTTTTACATGTACAATTAATTTTTGATCATTGCGATCAAGGTTTGATCTAACATACTTGACAAAACCAGACAAAGTATTGATTTCCAATGGATCTTTGGCATTAAATATGTTTGGCAAGATTTCTATTGCTTTGCCATTACTGTCAAATGCGAGCAAACGTCCATCACCAACTTTTACTAGTCTTTCTTCTGGTTTAATTCCTTGTTCTGCTAAATATTGGATTGCTTCTTTTGTCATTGTCATTTTTTGTTATCCTCTCTTTTGTAAGTCTATAATTTGTTTTGATTGTTCAAATTCGTCTATGGGAGTTCCCGTATCTGTCTTGAGTTTTCCATCTTCTATGTCTATATAAGTTTGGCCAGGTGCTTCAGATTTTAATTCGCGCGCCTCAACTTTACCTGTGTTTAAGTCTCTACCAGTTAAAACAGTTGTTACTACGCCTTCCACTGGAACTAGTTTAAGGGTAATGTCGCTTTTAAGTGATACAACTTGTCTGTTTTCATCTGGCTTAAATTCTAGTTTGATTGTTAACCCTCTTTTAGCTTCTGCGTCTGTATTAGGATCATGGATATTATTAAATATTTTGCTTAGCTTCCCATCTAATTTTTCCTTGATAGCTCCTTCGGCTAATTTTGATAAATCTAGTTCAATCGCTTTTTCCTTGCTCATGATATTCCTCCTAATTGATTATTTTTTTATTTAAAATTGCTTGATAGATATTTCCGCTCTTGGACTAACTGAGTAAAACTTGTCGCATACTAGCCTAACTACTTGCCCATCATCGACCCAGATCACTCCTTTAAAGGCATCTAGTATTCCTTTTGCATAATTATCAATGTCTGGTTTGGTTATCGGTCTCAGCTCTTTGCGCTCAAATAAGTCTCTTTTTAGCTTTGAGAAGCTTTTAAGCGATTGTTTATATATTTGTATCTCGACGGATAAAGCACCCTCTAGCAAGCTCTCAGGCTTGTTTAATTCAGCCACCTCTTTGACAAGCTTTTTATAATCGACACTTTGCTGTGGGTCATAGGTTTGTACAAAGTTGCCACGTCGTGCAAATCTTGGCCTCCCTTGCGGCACTGGTTGACCAGGCACTATAAATTTGATTTCTGCTTGCATGTTATTCCTTCGCTAGTTTAAAAAGACAAATCGTCACTATCTAGGTTTATTGTTGATCCATTGCTAAAATTATTATGTTTAAATGATTGCTGTTGATTTTGGCTATTATTTTGTATTTTAAAGGGCTTATTCTCTGCTTGGGTATTATTACTCTCGTTGCTATTTAAAACGTCTCCAGCTAGGTTATTTATATCTTCTCGCATATTCCTACTTTCGAGTAGTTGGAAATTCTCACAAATAACTTCAGTTACATAAACGCGCTGTCCTTGTTGATTTTCATAGGAACGTGATTGAATTCTGCCTACAACACCCAACAAAGTCCCCTTACGAGCATAATTTGCTAATGTTTAGCTGGCTTATGCCAAATAACACAATTAACAAAATCAGCCTCTCGATCGCCGTTTTGATTTTTGAAATTCCGATTGACTGCTAAAGTAAACGTTGCTACTGCCGAATCACCAGATGTATAGCGTAAATCAGGATCCTTTGTTAATCTTCCAACTAGTACAACATTGTTTATCATTTGACCATCTCCATTTCTTCTTTAAAAGGCAATTGCTTCGCTGATTCGTTTATAGACATTGCTTCTAACATGCTCTTGGTAATAAATATCCGAGAGAGCTTATTTTCTTTAATCCATAAATCAAACGTGCTCCTGGATACGTCACAAGCTGCTCTTATCTCTTTAACTGTGTAGCCTAAGCGTTTTAAATATAAAAAATTGTCGCTTGTAAACTTTTCAAAATCTAATACTTCAAGTGGTGGAAGCTTTTGTTCTTGTCTAGTTTGATCTTCTGCTTGTCCAATCAGCTTTTATACTTTAGCTACCGTTTCAGAATTCTCTATCCAATCTCTATCTATTGTCAATCGGCAGACTTCTTTAATGCCTTTTAGTTGTATTGGTTTGTAATTTTCGCTCACTTGTTCAACCTGTAATGGTTCTGGATATACATATCCCCTTACCGTTTCTTTCTCTTTTTTTATCCAACCATACTCGTTATTTAATGCTCGCATGAGTTCTATTTTTGTCTCCTTACAGCCATAAACAATACCTGTGTCAAAGCCTTTCGCTATATACATTGTTATCCTCCTTGTCTTTATTTTCTAGCTAAAAAATCAGCAATTTGCTTATCTAATTCTGCTTTCTTATCTTCGGATAATTTCTTTTCTTCTGGCGGATTGTTTACCCAATCAGGCAATATTTCTTGCCGAATTGATTGCTGCCTATAGCCACTTTGCTGTGGTTTTTTATCTCGTTTCGCCCAATTTCGAATGGTAGCTAGGTAATTTTTATACGACCTACCTTGAGAGGCACAGTATTCTGATACACGCTCTATTCGATTTTCCCAGTCTGTTGGAAATTCTGTTTTTAGTTTTTTAAGCTCTTCGTCTGATAAAAGGACATTTTCGTATTCTCCATATTGGTGACGTGTGTATTTAGTTTGTTTTTTAGTTTTTGGTTGATCTTCAAGAGATTTATTCTCTATATCTATATCTTTATCTATATCTTTATCTTTATCTATATCTTCTTCTGTTGCGTGACTGTCCCGTGACTGTCCCGTGACTGTCCCGTGACTGTCCCGTGACGTCACTTAATTTCTTTTGTTTTTTGCGTTGTCTCTGTTTTCTTAGCTTGTTTTGGATTCTGACTTTATCCAATCCCTCAATGTTTTGATGTTTTTCCCAATTGCTGATAGCAATCAGTCCATCATTGTTTAAATCAATCATGTTAAATTCTGACAAAGTTTTTAAAGCGAGTCTTACAGTGTTTACCTGTTTATCAAATAAAGTAGCTAGCATCTCTTCTGTATAAGGCATATTTCGCTGTATATAAATCAATCCATCATCATTTGTTTTGCCAGCTAGCACTAACAATCTAATCCAAATAATTAATATTGCATCTGATTCTGGGATTGATTGGATAATCCTTATTTTTTCGTCGTCAAACATTGTTGTTTTAAGCTTTATCCAACTTATTTCTGACAAGCTTTACCCTCCTATTCTTAGTCGTTTTATAGTTTCTTCATTTAGCGTAATTCCTTGTACATGATATTTAGCTTTAAATTCAGGTAGACCAATTTGATGTTTCTCTGTGTGATGCTCTCTACATAGTGCTAAAAAGTCATATTCTGTGTGATCGATTTTTTGTCTACTGCGTCTACCGAGTGCCTTGCTAAAATGGTCAATATCTGCATTAGGTTTACCGCATAGGCAACAAGTCCTGGTGACAATACATTTGTAAAAGTAATACTCTTGGTTTGCTGGTAATATTTCATAGCCACTCTTAAACGGGATATGATTTTCAAATATAAAATCTAATACAATATCTATTAATAATGTGACATCCGATATTGTACTTGCTGAGCCATCTGCTAGACTGATCACCGAGCCTGTGAGAGCCTCATATTTTAGATAAAAGTAATCTTTAAGGCTCTCAATCGGCTCGCCTGTGTAAGCGTAAATATCGCCTATTAGTGCAAATAAAAACTTGCGTTGCTCAGCAGTAAACCTGCGTGGATCGATAAACTTGATCTCGATTTCTCGGTCGCCTTCGTAGCCAAAATATATTGTTTTTAGTCGATCTAGATTTATTTGTTCGTTGATTTCGGCTATAATTTCTTGTCCTTTTAGTGATTTGACTACTGCTGAGTAGGTATTAACTAGTTTGTTTAACATTGTTATTCCTCTGTTTGGCTAAAATCTCTCACTTGCATGTATTCTCTACAATAAGTGCAACTGGCTTGTTTACACATTTTTGGTTTTTCTATTCCTAATTTAACTTTTTATACTCTATCGATATTATTTTTTAAATCTAATAGTTCAGATTCCATCAAATAGGGATCTAATTCATAAAACTTAACCATCGGTGGCTCTTGTTTTGATACAGCTGTGATATATGGGATAAATTCTTTCTTGAATTCCTTTTCCAATAACTGTTTATAAACAGCCAATTGTAAATAATAGCCATAATCAACAATCCAGCTAACTCGTTGGTTATATCGATTATTCCAAACTTTCTTACTCATGTCTGCGGTTGTCTTGATATCTATAAAATAGCCACCTTTGCTATTTAAACAATCAATTCGGGCTTTCCACTCGACACCATAAAGTGTGTCTGTGGTGATGTGTTCTTTTTCGCCTGTATAAAGCATGGTAAACGCTTCTTGTCTCTCTAGTGATTGAATCATATTCTCCGCAACTTGAAAGGATTTTAATAACCCATAAGGCTTTTTCTGACTGTACATAGATTGTTTGTTCTCTTCTTTGAATTCTTGATGTGCTGCTGGACTCTCAAAAAAAGAGTGCACATAATTACCGACTAGTAAAGCTGTTTGATCTTTTGGGTCTTGCCAATCTCCATTGAGTTCCGCTAGTGTAGCCGCTTCACACTTTCTAAACGCCTTGTATTGACTCACTGACATATATCGCTGGTTCATTTCTCTACTATAATAATTGCTCCTGTTTAGCTGTTGGTTCAGGTTCTGTTGATTCATTCGTTTGTTCATCCCCTACTTCAGTTTGTCCGTTCTCGCTAAGTTCTTTAAACTTATTTTCAAGTATCTGTGTTGTTTCCGCCTTCTCTTTGATAGGTTCAGCCGTTTTTACTTCCTCAAGTCTTGCATCATCTTCTGTATACATGGCGCCTAATGCTTCGGGAAAAGCTTCTCTCAACGCATTAACAATCGCTGTCTTTCTAATCATGTTTTTAGGCATTTGGTTCCATGTTGCTTGTCCTTTGGAAAATTCTTTAAAATCTAACTGTACATAAAACGGATTCTTGCGGTCTTTCCTGTAGACTCTTGCCCAACCACCGAGTAAGTTATCTGTTGGTAAACAAACAGCTCCAGGCAACTCTTTTATTTCTTCACCACGTTGCACAATGATTCCTGCTTCTAAGCCGTCGTATTCCGAGTGTTTTTCTGCTCGTTTCATAAAAGCTTCTTTAGCTACAATATTTTGCGCAGGTTTTCCTTTAAATTTGATCAGATACACTTCATTTAAAAATGGATTTAATTGTTGTTGTTCGGCTAATTTCATAAACATTATGGCTTCTTGATCGGTTACATCTGCATTTCCTTTAGTAATAAATTGTTTAATCATGTTAGGCGTTAGTTTGACTGAGTTCCCATTCACTTCATATTCAACTGATTTTTCCATAACTTCATTATTCATAACAGTCATTCCCTTTCTGCATTGCTAACCACTCTTTACCGCTGATGACCTCTAGTTTGTCTGTGATTAGGTTAGTTGGTCCATACTCATCTAATACTGTCATAAAGCCATCTTGGCTTGTGACAAACTTTTTCAAAGTCTTTTTATGTTTAAAATAGGCAATAAATATCCAATCATTCTCAAAAACAATATTCCCAAAATCGTCACAACTCCATTCAGGTGACTCACTTTCAGCGGGATATGTTGATTCAGGTGGTGTAGTTAAATATCTATCTAAATCTTCAATCTCTTTCTCATTCATTTTCACATCTCCTACTTTTGTGATATACTCATGTAAATATATTTTGCTATGCGACTAAACTTTGGCGAGGCTAGTCGCTTTTTTGTATTTTGCTATGTGTTGCATTGATTTTCTAACTGGTAATGGTCGATCATTAGCTTTATGCCATTCTTTTGCCATTTGGTTAGCTAGTTTTAAGTGTTGTTCTAATGTCATTTATTTAAACTCTCTTTCATTAGCTTGCTTTTTCGTTTTTCATGTTTATCGTTTTCTATATCTAATTGTAAATATATCCACCCAGTATAAATAATTACTCCTACTAAAGCATAGTTACTATCTATCAAACCTAATGTGTAAATCAGTAAAGGCGCGATAAATACAATTGTGATATTAAATTTTTTCATTTGCTTGCTCCAATCGTTTTTCTCTTTGATCATCAATTATTAAGTTGTAGACAGCCAAACTTAAATCTGGTGGCAATATTACTTTAGATATATCTGGTATAATATCGCTATTAGCATCGTAGTTTATTACTTTAAATTTTTGTATTGCTTTTGTTTGTCGTGGCATTTTATCATCTCCCTACGCTATTTCTCGGCAAAATTTGTTAACAAAATAAACTTGTCCTTTGCCTGTAACTTTTGGTGTTTTAGATATGCTAGTAGTCCCATTGCTACGGTTAATCGACGTTTCTTTGATCTCAAACAATTCCATTTCCATTGATCGTTGCGTCGGCATGTTGTAATCTGTGCCTTTACGTCTGATCAAATAGCCATTATCTCTTAGCCAAGCAAATAGCTTGTTTTGCCCCATATCTACACCATTTTGCTTGAGTAGTTTGGCTAACTCTCCGACTAATATTGATGTGTGGCTAGCTGAGACGGAATCAGCAAATAGTGCTTTTGGTTTTAGCTCCTGTATAGTTAAATCCTTTTGTTTCAGCTGATCACTTGCTTGTTGTAGTAAATCAGCCAACGAGTTTGGGTTAGTTACTACGTCATATGCCTTTTGATCTGTCATGTACATTCCGTTTTTTCGAATTGATGGTAATACTTCCGATGTTACCCAACGCTTGAATTTTTTAGCATTTGGCATTTTGCTTGATAGGATCAGACTATATAAACCTGACTCATTAATAAAAATCATATTTCTATTTTGACCTGATGCACTGATTTGATGCATCAGCCTATCTTCATCTTCTACATGTTTTCTAACAGCGTTATCTGTTCTTTCGTAGCCTAAAATTTTAGCTACATCTTTACCGATAAAATAAGGCTCATCATTCACTAAAATTGTTCTTACTTCATTTTGTTCAAAGTTGAATATCTGTAGTTCATTCATTTTCTCCCTCCTATTAAACCGTTATTTTTATTACCGAATTGGTGCCGTCTAGGCAAAAAAATAACTTCAATTTTTTTGTTAAACAATTCAGAAAGTGCAAACATTTCATCTTGCGTAAATTCTGATTTTCCATTTTCTTTCAAGCGATACGTTTGTACAGCAATCCCTAAATAATCAGCGATTTCTTGTTGAGTCATTTTTCGCTCATTTTTTCGGATATTCCATAAATTAATTTGCAAATCATCTACTCCCTTCCGCACCTTTTTGGTTACAAATATATATTAGCACCGAATTGGTTACAAAGCAAGATAAAACATCTAAAAAAATAAAAAAATTTTTAAAAGTATTATTTTTATGAAAAATAGAAGAAAATAGTTCCATCTTGGTGCCAAGCATGGTATACTTTACTCAAAGAGGTGACATGATGGATTTATCTAAATTTATAGGAAATAAAATAAAAGAATACAGGGAACGGAGAAATCTCACACAAGAAGATCTTGCAGATATGTTAAATACTACTAGACAATCTATAAGTAGATATGAAACTGGAGAGCGGAAAGCTAATCAAGACATGCTTTTTAAATTATCAGAAATATACGAAATTAGCATCAACGACTTTTTCCCAAGTAACTCTAAAAAATCGATTACTACTATATATAACGAGTTAGAACAACTAAGGCAAAAAAAAGTTTACAACTATGCCGAGGAACAATTAGAGAGTCAGAAACAGGCAAAACAATCTAACGTTATCCCACTTAATAGTAATAACGATCCACTCACCTCTTTCGACTGGTATGGCCATGCTTCTGCTGTAACTGGCGAATTTTTAGATGGGAATGAAAATAAAACAACAATTCAATTACCTAAAAAAGATATTCCTCAAAATGCTGATTTTGCATTAACAGTAAATGGGGACTCAATGAAGCCTGTCTTCAAAAACCATGAAATGATATTTGTTGAGCGAACAACTGATTTACCTAGTGGATCGATCGGAATTGTCGTTGTAGATGGTGAAGCATTTATTAAAAAGATTTATATCAATGATGATTGCATGACATTAGTATCATTAAATCCCAAGTATGAAGATAAAGTTATCAAGGATGCACAATTTATCAAAGTCATTGGACACGTAATTATATAAAAAATCACTATCTGTGGTTTGCAGCACAGATAGTGATCCTCCTCTTAATTTATAGAATATATCAATAGCAAAAATATTTTATCATATATTAGGAGGAATTAAAAGTGAAAAAAGTAATTTACGGTATTTTTGGTGGACTGGCTTTTTGCTTGCTATTAACTGATTGTGGAGGTGAAAAAAAAGCAGATGCATCTAACAATGTTAATAATGCAAATAATGTAAAAAAAGTAGAGAATACAAAAAAACAATTAGAAACAAAAAAAGAAAAAAATTTATTATCAGAAGACAAAGATTTCGGAAAACTAACTAGTAACACACAAAACGGAGGAAAAGTAACTATTGAAAATAGAAAGGACTATAACACTTCTTTCTCTGATAACAATTGGGCAGGTGTCGAAGTAAAGGTTGACAAAATTTCAGTAATCAAAACAAGTCCCATGACTTCTTATTCTGATGATAACTATAGTGGTTTTGTGGCTATACATTATATTATTAATAACTCTCAACGTGATATTTCTATTTATCCTCAACAAGCTAAAATTTCAACAAATTATGGTGAACAGATTGATGATGATTCTTTTAGTACTGATAGTTGGGACGGTGATCTTATGAAGGGAACTAATAGAGATGGCTGGGGAATCTCTCCATTATCAAAATTAGAGAACGCTAACCAACTTAAAAATCTTAGAATAAGTTTTAATGCAAATTATGATACTGACAATGTAGATGACGATAATACACATCATGATTATGATATATCATTACAATTACAATAATATAAATAAAAAATAATTGGAGAGAGTGAAAATGAAAAAAGAAAATTAAAAATTAATACATGGGCAGGGATATTTGATATCATAAACGCAATACTAGTGGCTGTTTCATGGTTTGTTGTTATAGATTCAGCATTCAATGAATCTTTCAAGGGAAAAGGTGGAGCAACTCAAAGTACTGCAACATTTTTTTATGTCATGGTTGGTATTGGCCTTATTTTACATCTTATTGCTATTTCTAAATCAAAAAAAGCAGGTATTTCTATCATTGGTCATATATTAGGTATAATTGGCTGTGCATTGTTTGTTTATACAATGCTACTTGCATTACCATCATTCATTTTATTGATATTAGCAGCTGTCTATACTCTAATGCAAAAAAATAGTGATAATTTTTCTGTCAAAGTTGAAGAAACAACAAATATTGAAGAAGAAAGCAAATGATAATATAGAAATTGCTGAATTGAAAAACTAAAAATAAAAGATTAGCCTTCAGGCTTTTCTTTTTGAAACAAAAAACAAACATATATTCCAAAATAGAATATTATCTAGAGGAGAAAATAATGCGAACTGCAATTTATGTAAGAGTATCAACCAATGAACAGATAGAGGAAGGATACTCAATAGACGAACAAATAGACAAATTAAAAAAATTTTGTGAAATTAAAGAATGGGATGTAGCTAATGTTTATAAAGACCCAGGATTTACCGGCTCTAACATGGAGAGACCAGGATTACAAAAGTTAATACGAGATGTCAAACTCAATCGTATAGACACAGTACTCGTTTATAAATTGGATAGGCTCTCTCGCTCACAAAAAGATACACTATACTTGATAGAAGATATATTTGAATCAAAGCAAACCGCTTTTGTGTCGCTGAATGAAAATTTTGATACATCCACTCCATTTGGTAAAGCCATGATCGGAATATTAGCAGTCTTTGCCCAATTAGAACGAGAACAAATTAAAGAACGAATGACAATGGGGAAGCTTGGAAGAGCAAAGTCAGGGAAAGCAATGAGCTGGCATTGAGCACCTTTTGGCTATAGATATATTGATAATAACTATGTAATAAATAAACTTGAAGCTCAAATAGTTAAACAAATATTTTATGACTATCTTGCTGGAATGTCTATAACAAAATTAAGATATAAACTTAACGAGGAAGGCCATATTGCTAAAGATGTGCCTTGGTCTTATAGGACTATCAGACAAATATTAGATAATCCCACATATGCTGGTTACACAAAATATAGAGACCAAGTGTTTGCTGGTAATCACTCTGCTATTGTGTCTAAAGATATTTTTGATCAAACACAAGAACAATTAAAAATTAGACAGCAAGATGCATATGCAAAAAATAATAATCCTAGACCTTTTCAGGCTAAATACTTTTAA